CCTTTTATAAAGGAAGAATATTTTCAAGATGAATCTCAAAAAATTGTTTTTTCCACAATTAAATCTTTCGTAGATGAATACAATTCTTTGCCAACAAGAGAAATTCTTTGTGTAGAGATAGAAACAAAGAATGAACTAAATCAAGATCAATTTAATTCCGTTATTCACTTAATTAATACACTTGAAGATATTTCGGTTGACTTTGAATGGTTAGTTGATACCTCGGAAAAGTGGTGTAAAGATCGTGCCTTGTATTTGGCAATTATGGAAACGGTAACTCTTTATGAATCTGAAGGAGGTAAAAAAAGAGATTCTATTCCATCAATTGTTCAAGATGCATTGGCAGTCAGCTTTGATAACCATATTGGACATGATTACTTAGAAGATTACGAACAACGATATGAATTCCACCATAGAAAAGAAGAGAAAATTCCATTTGACCTTGAATATTTTAACAAAATTACCAAAGGTGGTTTATCTCCAAAAACTCTTACTGTCGCACTTGCTGGTACAGGCGTCGGCAAATCTTTATTCATGTGCCACTTTGCTAGCTCCGTGTTGCTCCAAGGGAGGAACGTTCTCTACATTACAATGGAAATGGCAGAAGAGAAAATTGCTGAACGAATTGATGCAAATCTTTTAAATGTTGCACTTCAAGATTTAAAAGATTTGCCAAAAAAAGTATTTGAAAATAAAGTAAATAGTTTAGCAAAGAAAACGCAAGGAACACTTATAATTAAAGAGTATCCAACTGCTTCTGCACATGCAGGTCATTTTAGATCTCTTCTTAATGATTTAGAACTTAAAAAATCATTTCATCCTGATATTATTTTCATCGATTATCTTAATATTTGCGCTTCCTCTCGATATAAAGCAGGAAGTAACGTCAATACGTATACACTTGTTAAGGCAATTGCGGAAGAAATAAGAGGACTCGCTTGTGAGTTTTGTGTGCCAGTTGTATCTGCCACGCAAACTACTCGTTCTGGTTATGGAAACTCTGATCCCGAACTTACAGATACTTCTGAATCTTTTGGTCTTCCTGCCACTGCAGATCTTATGTTTGCTCTTATTAGTAGTGATGAGTTAGAGCAGTTGGGACAGATAACAGTCAAACAACTTAAAAATCGAGATAATGATAAAGGTTGGTATAAGAAATTTATGGTCGGAATTGACAGATCTAAAATGAGGTTGTATGATGTAGAACAATCAGCTCAAAATGAAATTCATGATGCTGGACATGACGAAGAATATGAATACAAAGAAAAAACAATTTCGGCAATGAAAAGCAAATTTGGAGGATTTAGTTTTGAGTAAAAAATATAAAACTGAAGATTATTTTTCGGTCATTGAAATTAAAACTGGAAGAAAAATTTGCGATTGTGCGGAATATGAAGATGCTCTTATGATGGTATCTTTTGATCCCAGTAATAGAACTATTACTAAAAATAATTTTCTGATGGGTCAAGTCGTAGACATTGAAGTTCCAAAACAACTTCCTACAAGTGAAGTTGTTCATATTCCGATTGAAACCGAATCTTTTAAAAACCACCAAGACAAATGGATGGTTGATAAAATCAAAAAACTTCAACAAAGTGATCTAAAAGAATTTAAAGGAGAATAACTATGCCAATGAATGTACAAGCACTTAATCAAGGTGGCCGACCACCAGAACCCAATATTACAATCACAAAAGAAGTACAATCAGATCAATCCGTAAAATTTACCATGAGTGAACAAAAAGTAGATCAAAAACGATATATTGAATTTGTTGATGCTGTAACAAGTGCAGAAAGCACTGACTTTGCGACTCTTCTCAAACGACTTACTGAACTTGAAGTTCAAGATGCAAATGTCCCCAAATTACTTACTGCTTCTCTTGGCATGAGTTCTGAAGCAGGTGAATTTACTGAAGTTGTTAAGAAGATGGTTTTTCAAGGAAAGCCGTATAGTGAAGATAATGTATTTCATCTGAAACGTGAACTTGGGGACATTCTTTGGTATGTTGCCCAAGCATGTATGGCACTTGATACCAATTTTGATGAACTCATGGAAATGAATGTGGAAAAACTGAAAGCACGTTATCCTGGTGGTGAGTTTGATGTCCATCATTCTGAAAATCGCAAAGAAGGTGATCTATAAATAATATATTCACTTTTAACCCTTTCTAAATAGTAGAAAGGGTTTTTTTATGCCAAACTTTCAAGATCCTTGGTTTGACATTTTTGATGAATCTGATGATTCTTATGACATAGGTGACACCAGAACTACGGATATTGAAAAGAGCATAAATGAATTTATTGGTGAAATAGATTCTGAAGAAGATAATCCTCAACCTTCCAATATTATGGAAAGGTTGATAGAACTTCAAAAAAATTCTTTTTTGGAAACACCACAAAATAACATGTATAAATTGATTGATATCTTAGATGATAGAAAGTATGGATATCCACAACCTGGAGATACATTTACTTTCATATATGTCGCAAAGACACCAAATTTAATTTATGATATGCATCCTGTTTCTACAATTACAAGATTAGAAAAAGGAAGATTTTTTGGTTATAATCATCATCTTGGAATGATACGACAATACAATGGAAAGGATGGTAGAGTCCTAAGTAATTTCTATAAGATAGATAGGGATGAATTAGACATTGTTTTGTCCATAAACACTAAGTTATTGTCAAAAGTATAAATGAAAAAATTCTCCAACTTTCAAACAGAAGCAAAATTTTCACTTGCCAAATTCCATGCAAAACGATTGGATTTGGTTGGTGATGGGCATGGTGGGTGGTATGGAAAAAAATCTGGAGAATTCGTAGCAAAAACAAATGGTGAAAATTTAAAGTTTTATAATCAAGGACAGCAATTAGGAAAAAAAGATCCGAAGCAAGTGCGAGGAACTCGTAATCCTAATGATGTTGCTTCTGATCATAAACCAAACAACCCTATTAAAACTGAAGAGTATATAAAAGAGGTAAGAGAAAGGTATATTGCAAAGGAAATATTTTTGGAAGGTGATTGGATTGAAAGTACATCAAATGGGATGATTGGTAAAATTATTCGCAGAGGTACAAATTATTTAATCTGTGTTACTGAAGATGATCGAATGTTTAAACCATGGATTCATGATGTTGTAGAGTGGACTAAAGTTTCTGGTGTTCCTGCAGATCAAAGATTAGTTGGAACGGATTTATACAGAGAATATGTAATGGGATTGGTTGGTGTAAAAGATATTAGGAATTTCATAAATAAGTACAAAGCAAAGAAGGCAGATAACAAATGAAATCCTATCAGCAATTTATTTCTGAAGCTGTAAATATTGCTGGAGATTTTAATGGAAATCTCTATATCAACAGTTCTGAACCTGAAACAAGATCTGTTGGTGAAGAATACGTTGCTGACTTTGTTTGGGAAGGAAGCATTTATAGATTAGAGTTGGTATCAAATGGAATGCCATCTAAATTAGATTTGGCAGAAAGATTACAGACAGAATATCCTGGAGCAATTGTTCATCAGATTTATCCAGCAATTCAAAAAACAGACGTAAACATTTCAAGTACCAAGAGATATCATCCAGGGAAATTGGAGTGGTTATAAGTTATGGGAATTTGGAATAAAAATCATCAAGATTATTTGAATCAAGAAAGAAGCCTTTTTGAAGTTTATATGAGGGCTAATAAGCATGGAGAAATCTATGAAGATCTTGGTCAAGGATTTTCTGCAGATTCTTTTGGGAGATTGAGAACATCACAACCATATACTCTTGGGGATTACAAACACCTTTATTCAATTGATCCAGATTTTACTGATGTGAAAGTTGGCACAGGAGCAACTGTTATCTTTGATGTCAACCAAGCTGCAGCAATTTTAAATTCTGGTATCAGTACTAATGGATACTGTATTCACCAGACAAAGAGATATCATCACTATATGCCTGGTAAATCTCAGGTAATTTATTCTACAGTTAATTTTGGTGCGGCACAGCAAAACGTTTATAAGAGAACTGGATATTTTGATGATAATAATGGAATTTTCTTTGAGCAAGCACCAGACGGAACTTTGAGTTTTGTAGTTAGATCTTATGTGACTGGCATTGCATCAGAAAGAAGAGTTCCGCAATCTCAATGGAATAAGGATACATTAGACGGAAATGGTCCCTCAAGATTTAATTTAGACATTACCAAAACTCAATTATTCATGACCGACTTTGAGTGGTTGGGTGTAGGTAGAGTTCGTTGTGGATTTGCTATTGATGGTTATAATATTCTTGCTCATGAGTTTTATAATGCAAATCACCTCCCAACAGTTTATATGTCCAATCCAAACCTCCCAGTAAGATGTGAGGTTAGAAATGTAGGAACACAAATAGGTATTGGTGGATCTTTCATTCAAATTTGTTCCACTGTAATGAGTGAAGGTGGATATACGGAAGCAGGTAGAGAATTTTCCCATACAACAAACTTACGAAACGTTGGAATTGGATCTACAATTCCTGTTATTGCTATTCGTCTTAAAAATTCATTCAAAG